CGTTCAAATGCATCTAATTTTCCACCTTCGGGAGTTGGGTCAAGACTTTCCAGATACATAGAAAGTGTCATTTCTTTTGAATGTGCCTCTCTGTAAAGGTCACTATTTAATGCAGATAATGTAATTTTTGGCATATCGCAATCTCTCCTTTCAAAATTAACCTACAATATGGTTGATAAAATTAACCTAAGAATACAGTTGCAACGCCTTCTGTTTCATCAACCTCAATAATAATAGGCGCACGTAATTTTGCAGTTTCAGCACTATCTTTAATTTTTCCAGTATCGTCTACTGCGGCAATTTTGCCAACTGTAGGAGCAGTATCGCTAATCGGAACATCTGTCCTGAAGCCTCTGAATTGGACAGTGCAATATCCGTCATTTTCGTAAGCATCAATAAAACCGAAAACAGTATCACCATCATTTCCTAAATCAACGGTTCCTGCTCCACTTATAACTACTGGTAAGTCTACTACTGAATCTCTGCCATTAGCAGCAACTAAATCTTTAATTTTATTACCGGCTTTAAATGTAGCACCTTGAAAACCTATACCTTCAAATGAAATTCCGCCTCTCGGCATATACAACACTTCCTTTCCGAATTTTTTTAATAAAAATAACCGCCATTTATGCGGTTTATTTAATTTACTTTTTACTTTTAAACCATAAATGCTTCATCAGGTAATGAAGCTTGTTTGTTAAATCCTGCTTCTGGATCAGTTTTTCTTCCTGCTGGAATTTCGCTCTTTGCTTGTGCTTCAAATGTTTTCATGATGTCTCTGATTGCCTTTGTACTCATGGTAGCAAAGGTGTTCTTCCATGTTTCAGCAGGAAAGTCATTACCTTGCGCACGAACACCCATTGCTAAAGCCTCGTCAATTAGATGCTTGCGGTATTCTTGTCCTTCTTTTGCAAGGTTTAATACCTCGTCAGCTTTTAAGTCTGCGCCCAATGCATCTTTGACTTGTTCTTGTGTCATGTAAACATTTAAAGGTTCTGCATCTTTTATAATTGATGGAGTTACAGTTTTCCACTTTTCACTTATTACTTCTAATACTGTGCTTGTTTCTTTAGTGTTAAGGTTTTCGGCTTCTTCTTTTGTAAAGCCAAATGACATTAACATTTTTAAAACATTTTCATTCATTTTACTTTCACCACCCTTTAATATAATGTGTTCTCCGTTTTTATAAATTACTGTATCGCCATTATTAGTCTTAAAGGTATATCTATCGGGTATATACAGTTTATTATTTTCATCAACCTCTAATGGCGGTAATTCAAAATAAGATTCCTTATAATCACCTATACTAAACACTTTTTTACGGTTGGCCTTTTTAACCATAGTTGTTAATCCTGTTCTTTGACCGTATATTGCAATCATACTTTTATCAGGTTCAATACCTTTGATGTCGGTAACAACCTCATATATTCCGTTTTCATTTTCAAGTACATCTCCTGCTTTTGACATTATGCCAGCTCCAGGATATGCACCATCAAATACCAATGAGTTTTCCATCAAAAAGCCCGGTGGTTTTGCTTGTATAAAACAAAGTTTATTCTTTGTTACTCCATTTTCTTCAATTTCATATGTTTTACCAGCAACATGCTTGCATTGTTCATAATTTCTGTAATTATTACCACAGATAGAACATATTGCGTTATCATAGGAAAATCCTATTGAAGTATCAAATAATGTTCCTGCTTCTATACTTGCTATTAAGTCGTCAGTTTTAATTCCATCAAGTTCAATTCCTCTGACCATATAATGATCGGCCATCAATGATACAGTTTCATTTTCTTCTGTTGGTTTGTCAAAGTGACTATCAAAAGTTCTACCATAAGGAATGGCTGCTTTTGGCCTGCCACCCATACCAAATAATCCATCTGGCGACCAACTATGATCCAACATTAGTGCTACACCTTTTTTTGCATCTTCGGCATAAACATCTAATAATTCTTTAGTTAATTGAACATATCTATTAGGAATAATCATGTCGCCTACTAACTTCGTAGGAAACACAAAAACCTCATCAGCAGACAAGGTTCTTTTAGCAAGTTTATTTATTTTAGCCAATTGTTCTTCCGTTGGCACACCGAATTTAGGCACTTATTCACCTTCTTTCTTAGAATAATTTCCTTCGCCATATTTTTTACATATTTCTTTGCAAATACAGTCCTTGCAATTAAGACATTCATGCAAATCATTCTTCAAGACTTTCTTTTTCTCCAAAGGAAATATTTTGCCTCGTATGTTTGTCATTATCAACTCCATCACCCCCTGATGAAAATGTAACCCTTACATTGTCTATTGGCTTGCCAGCAGCTTTTTCAACCTTCATTACCTCTTGTGCGGCCATATCTTTATCAATCCAACCCATTAATTGCGCTATAGCATAGAACTCTTGTTTAAGCAAATTAACTGTCATTCTCTGTTCTTCAGAATTCCAATCAATAGTATTATGCTTAAACACAGGTACAGCCTGAATACCTTTAACTCTAAGCCATAGTCGAGCAATTTCTTCTACAAGCCTTTTACTTCCTCGTTGACATGATGCTATTCCTGAACAGAAAATACGGAATTGTACTGTACCCCAGCTTTCCGTAACACCTTGATTTCTGTTCATAAAAATAGCCATTTGCTTTAATCCGGAAAGTGTTTGTACGTCAACAAGTTCATTTATAGCCCTTACATCAAGCCCTCTTGAAGAATTTGCGCCTTGGTTCATAGTGACGGTCATATCATCATAATGCACATAATCACCGTCAGGAGGCATATTTTCAAGCATGTGTATTATATTATCATATTGCTCACCAAGCCATTTATCTAACTCTACAGGGTTATTTCTTATATTTGGAGGACATAAGGCTATCATTTTTTCAAGGCTTATAGAAACATCGTTCTTAGGATAGCCCTGGTGATGAAGTACAGCTTGCAAATCTTGAAGTATTTGCATTTGAAAGTCAACTGCTTGCAAAACAGGGGATAATGTTAATGTACCTCGTGGATCGCCGATGTCTGGATCAGCCGGAACCCAAAAGAAGTTTGCATTTGATTTATCAAGATAAACTTTTTTTAAGCCGTTATATTGGTACGGAACCCAAGTTTTTCTTCCATTAACTTCTTTTAGTTCCCATTCTATCGTTTGAGGTTTTACAGGGTAAACATCGTAAATATCTTTTCTATCCTCTGTAACTTCAACCTCGCAACCCATTGCACCCAATAAAAAAGAGCTATAATGGAACTGGTCTATCAGTCCATCAAGCCCTGAATTACTGATTTCATTTACTCGTGCCGCAAACTCACGCCATTCATCTTCTATAGCAGATATTCTTTGCTTGCTTTTGTCAGTAGTATAAAAGTGCATTTCATTTCCTTGATTAGCAAGCCTCACAAAGTTCCATACAGCCATTGAAACATCTGGATTTACACATTTTAAAAATTCAATAGCTGAAGCTTCATCGGGTATTCTGCGTAGTGTTTTAAGAGTATCAGCAGTTCTTGACCTATATGGCGATAAGTTTGTGTCATATCCATTATTTATTGCAGTTCTTCGTCCTGTTGGTATGTTTTTAGGCGCATCTCTTGATTTTGCAAATATATTTTTAAATACTCCCATACGCATCACCTTCATTCTTCTTGTTTCTCTATTTCTTCAAGCAACTGTGCTTTTGCAAGGTTAATAATATTAGGACTGTTTTCAATAACTTCCTTAAGAAATTTAACTTCAGATTTATCAACTTCAATCTCGCCGTTGTTAGTAAGGTTAACAGCCCAAGTTATCATTTTGGCAGGTTTACCTACTGTTGATAAGGCTAAAACATTTGCCAATAAATCACTTAATTTATCCGGCATTGGTTCCCCTGTAAGTGTTAATAAATTTTTATCGAGATTTATTTTCACCTTTACCGCCTCCGATTTATCTCACTTCATGCTATTAATCATATTTGCTAGAGTTATAATGGTGTGTGCAATTTCTTGTACTTTTTGCATGTTACCATCTTTTTGAGCCTGTTCTTGCACCTTTTCGAGCATTTCAATTTGTTTTTCCAGACTTACTTTAAGATTTGTCAAATATAATCGCCTCCCGTTATATTATTAATGCCTCCCAAATTATAAATAGTGGGGTAGGGCAGCACACTAAGGAAGGAAGGCCGGAGGCAAGCCGTTCCCTATACAAACCCCGTTATTTATGCTGCCCTTGGTATATTAAAAGCAG